AAAAAAAACCCAAAGACATTAATAACCCCGACAGTATCCCAAAAGTACCAAGAAGTAAGTCAAAATGTTTTGAGAGGAAACAGAAGGACCCTATTGAAGAAGCTGTTGCACAAATGATGCACCCTTCAAACCGCACTAATAAATTGTCAATATGGGAGAGGCTCAAGTCATGTGTACCATTTAAAAATGATAAGAACAAACAAAAGTATGAATCACTAGCCAACGAGACACAAAGGAGTCGTGTGGTTGAAGTCCATAAAGATGTAGATAGCTTCAAGCAGCTCAAACCCAAAAATGGATATCATATGTTGCAAGAGGAACTGGTGTTATCATGTCAAGAGATAGAACTATCTTCGAGAAAAGAAGAAACACAGTCAATGATACGCAATGAACCAGTGGAAGAGCTTGTGATATCTTGTAAGCCTATAAAGCTAAACAGACCTGAGAGCAAGGTCGTTCAAAAGACAAGTGAGACGCATGCAGCAGATCAACTCAAACTACCGCAAACTAGAAGGGAAGCCAAATTACAACATATTTTTGCCGTACATAGTTGCAAGGTATCATTACAACTAGCCATTCAAAAGATGAAGAAGTTAGCAGCAACACATGACAGGAACCAGTTAATTCTAACATCTTCATGTGCCAGTAATGAACAGATCGACAAGTATAAACGGGACCCACGTGATGTGAGAAGCCATAAATATATATGCGATGACACACTTAACTACGATGTTCCAGCATCTAATATTGCAACATGCGAAAAGACTAAGACACCAGCTGCTGTAATACTATTCCCATTCGACGACAGTTACAAGACGGAGAACATAATGTACCACCAATGCACTCGAGCTAACTGTTGCACATCTAGAAGGCCTCTTGAACCAACCAACACCGCAGACCCTAAGATCATAGATGAATTGAATAAGTATGTTGATACAGACTATTTCCCACAGATCATAGAAGTGCTTGGTGACGTAGATACCAACATTGATGCATACTACAACAGCCTCAATAGACGACAACAACTCGAGATTGATATCTACATGAACGACCCTACATTAGTCAAACCATACGCAAAACCTGGTTCAGGTGTTGTAAAAAAAGACAAGGAGCAGCGCGACGATAAACTAAGACAGATCAACGCCATTCACGCCATGCAAAAATATGTAGTAGGACCCATTATAAGACCCATTGCGAACGCATTGAAGAAGATGAAGGGTT